CGCAAGATTTACTTCTTATAATGCCCCTGTATGGAGATGGGGTGGTGGAGAATTTACCATGCCTGTGAAGGTAACCTATTTACATGGTAGAGATATTCAAACTGACGTAAGACAGGGTGGTATGGTAACAGACATAACAAAAAAACTGACTGCCATGGACATTGCTAGAAGTGCTGATTTTGGGGGGCTGGTGGTAAGTGGTATGGATAGATTTGATATTGGTAGTAGAATCCAATCATGGCAAAGTGAAATCGAAACCAATTTAGATGGTATGCGTGCCTTTGAGGTGTTTTAATGGCAGAACCTATAGCAATAGATGATGTAATGACAGATATAAATAGTCAGTGGGATACAGATAATGTAGCAAAACCTACATTAACTACAGTAAATGGTGCCAACCAACCCTTTAGATTTGATTTAAATGTTGGAGACCATCTTATTGGAAGAACCGGTAGTCCAGCAGTTCAAGAAATGCCTATAGGAAATAGAAAATATGGGAACCGATTATATTCTATAGAGATAGAATTATATACATTAACAAGTAGACAAAGGTTATTTGACCTTATGAGAGAAGTAAGAAGAGTTTCTCATGCTAGAATGCATTCTTTGACTAATTTTCAAAGGCAGCAATTTATGGCTTTCAATGAAGAAGTAGGTGAGCAAGCCAACATCTGGACGGGCACCCTAGAGATTCAATTAGAGAACAACGGAATTTTATTAGAAACTTAGTATAATATAATATAGACATATGGAGTAACAAATTATGGGAATATATCGAAGTGACCAAGCACAGTTAACATTCGCTGCAGAAGCAGTACAAGGCGGAGACCCAGAGATGATTGAAGGAACTCTTGTAGGTTCTGGTGGAGCCGGAGCTCTAACTGCGGATACAAGTGCAGGCAGCAGAACAATATCTATTGATGGCAATAGTAACACTTTCACTATTGGTGATTTTATCAGAATCGGTACTGTTGACGGTACCTATGCTTCTACTGTTATCGAGCATGAGGTTAGACGTATTGAAGCAATGGCTGCTGCTGGGGGTAATTCAACAAATACATTTACATTGGACAGACCAACTGCTTTTTTCCATGCTAACAATGAAGAAGTAAAAGAAGTAAGTGCTCTTGGGAATGACGACGCACGACATGCAGACAACAATAAATATATAACTTTTATACCCGGTGTATATGAAACTGTAGACACACCAGACCCAGAGATGAGTATTGAAGGAAGAAGATTCCTTAGTACTACCTCCAAAAGAAACTGGGCTGTAGCCTATCCCGGGCAACAGACATTAACGGGGTCACTTAGTGGTATTACATTACTTAACGGATGGCCATTGAGATTTCCAATTGGGCAAGTAGCTAGTCTACCATCTAGTGTTTCAGGAAGTGCAACAATTACAATTAATCAATCTCCTGATGGGGCAAGAAAAGGAGACACATATATGATAGTTTCAACTTCCCATGGCTTGAATGATAATGACTATATTGCAATTTATGATGATGGAAGCTTAGCAGCAACTAAAGTAGAAGTTCGTAGGGTTGTAGATATAATTTCTACCAACACTTTAAAACTAAATTATCCTTTACAATTTGACCACATTCATGGAGCTGGGGTAAGGGAAATTGCTGCGGGGGCTTATTATACACACACTATAAATGAAACAGTTGACCTAGATACAGTTTCATGGCATGTACATATGAAAGAAAGTACTGAAAATAGTGCATTAACTACTACTGAGACTACTTTGAATACAAAGAACTTCGACAGAAGATATATAGGTGGGATGATTGGTTCTGCTACTATATCAGCTGAAGAAGGTGGGATGCTTGGTATGTCATGGGATGGAGTAAATTTCCTAAACATGGTTCATAACCAAGCCAATCAATCAACAGTAGGAACAGCCTCGGGGGATGATTATGATGGGGCTAGCATTGAAGCAAACATGCCACGATATGGTTTAATGCAACAAATTGATGCTGATGATATAGGTATGCCTAGTCATAATGGGAACACAGCAAATACTGGTGTTGGATATCCCACAACCGCACCATATTATTTCTCTGAAGGAACCATAAAATTCTTTGGTACAGAGTTTGCTAGAATTAGAAGTTTTTCACTATCTATTTCTAATGGTGAAGAACCAAGATATTACATGGGCAAACAAGGAGCAAGGGCACGAGGTCCTTATGAAATAAAAGAAGGAGCTAGAGAATATTCTATGTCCGCTTCAGTTGCCTTACCCGATGCTAATAAACAAGCAGGAGCCACAATAGGTGGTTCTGGGGATGCGTTGGTGAGTCAAGATACAGCTACTGAACTATTCAAACAATTACTATTAGAAGGTGATTATGGTGCAGGTGGTGGAAGTGAATACAGAAGAGGATTCACAAGTACTTTAAAGTTTGAAAGAGGAAATAATGATTCTATAACCATAGACATACCACCAGAAGCAGATGGTACTGTGGGGTCACCTACAGATGGTACAGATAATACAAACCAATTAAATAAACAAGGTATTTTTATAAATAGTGCTGGACATGATATAAGTGGGGAAAATCCATTTCAAGTAGATTTGGATATGATATTTAGGAGTTTAAGAATCACAATAGTGGATAGTGTGCCTGTATACCCATAACTAATAAATCATAAGGAGATAATATGGTAAAGCAAAGCAAAGCGTTTGACCACACTAAGTATACGGTTGAACCAACAGTAGAAAAAAAGAAGGTTGTTATTGGACAAACTGGAGATGAATTTGAAGTTTCTGTGAAAACCCTTTCGTGGAGTCGGAGAAACCAGCTCGTATCCAGATGCTTAAAAGTTAGTAACGATGGACAATCTACTTTTGATGGCGATAAATATATTAGGGAATGCTTGAAAGAAATCATTGTACAAGCTCCATGGGGAGCGACTACAGAAGCATTTTTAGTTTCTATTGATGATAGATTAGGTAGTGCTTTAGAAAAAATAGTACCTAGTGCTTTCGGAGATAAGGGAGGGCAAACACCTGATGAAATAAAAAAAGAGTCTTAGTTTATCTAAAAGGACTTCCTGTAGATAGGCATGAAGTGCTGGTATTCAATTACTGGCTTACTATCATACAATTATTAAAAACAGGATTTTCTTGGGAAGCCATCTCGGATTTCACAGATGAAGAACTCCATATGATTATGGGGACAGAAATGGCAATATCGCAAAAACAAAATGAAGCTGAAGTAAGTGCAAGTGCTCGAAACTTCAAAGGACCAAAAGGAGGATTTTAATGTTAGGAATACTGGCCTTAGCAGGAGGTGCTGCTAGTCTTATGGGTACGGGAGCTATGATGGCTGGGCGGATGGCAGTCGGAGCTGCAGAAGGTGCTGTTAAACAAACTATAGGTCTAACTAAAGATACCATACAAGCTTTAGCTCCAGTTGGTTCTGGTGGGTCTCAAGCACGAAAGAGACTAATGGAAAGAGGTCTTATTGAGAGTGGTGTTAATAGAACTAAACAACTAAAACGAATGGCAGGTAAGGCAGCAGGAATGCTTGGTGTTAACCTGAGCCTTGCATCTATTTTAAAACAATCACAGATATTTACTGGTGTTTTTGGTACGGTATTCCAAATTTTAGGTGCTTTTATTGATATTATGCTTATTCCACTTATGCCCGTTGTTAAATGGCTGTTAAACAAGTTGATAGATTTTATTCCAAGCGTACAAACATATGCAGCTTCAGCAGATAATATTTTCAAAAGATTATGGAAATATTTACAATACATAGGAGATATTTCTGTAGGTTTTTTTGGTGACAATGGGTTTTTAGCAGTTTTAATTAAGGATTCGTGGAATAATCATGTTAAGCCATGGTGGACGGACAAAGTGTGGCCTGCATTTACCACATGGATGGATGACACTTTTTTCCCATGGGTGCTTTTTACAGCTATTCCAGCGATTGGAACGTCTCTGTTGTGGATTGGTGAATCAATTGGCTCAACTATTGTAAATAAGCTTAAGGAATGGTTCCTAACAGGGGGTTCCGGGGGAATGCCTGACTGGATGAAGAACTTATTAGGTTTTAAAACAGGTACACCACTAACGCCAGTCGGAGCTATGGATTATTCAGGTACTAGGGGGATAATGCACGAAGTATTTGGTGCTGGCCCGGGGTATGGAATTGCACCAACTATGGATACACTTGAAACTGATGAATTTGGCCCGGGATATGATTATTCAGGTACAATAATTCCTCCATCTGCAGGAGCTATTGGGGGTTCAATCTTGGGGGACATGAAGGATGCTGCAGTCTCAATGGGAGCCGCTGCTACGGCTCAAGGTAGTAGTCTACCCGATTTCGTGGATGCAATTGGCCATGTGGGAGCCGCTGTATCAAAGATTGATGACTTTTTTACCGCCCCCGTTAATCCCGGGGCACCAGCAACTACGGCTGAACAAAGGGCTTTTTCTAATATGAGTGTTAAGGGGACATGGGTCCCCATGGATGCTGACACCATAGTCAAGGTGGTAAATGAAGCCTACAAGGAAAATGCTCGTTCTGGATATGTAGATGAAAGAGCTGCGTATGACGATGAGCTATACTACCAAGAAATGATGATAGGATTTGGAAGAGGAAATGGCTAATTGTAAATCTTTCTAGTCTGGGTATAATATAATATATACCTTGGAGGAATTTAAATGGCAGATGAGCTATCAGTTTTATTAAGAGACAATACCCACGCTTCCGCTACTGTTAGATTAGCATTAAAAGTTGACCAATTAGCATTATCTTTTTCAAGAACCCCAATACATATTGCATTACCTAGAAGTAATCCAGAAATATTTGATTTAGGTACAACTAGACCATCTATTACAATTTCAGGACTTGTAGATAATATTGGACAGGACCTAACCAACACAGATTCAACTACATTTAAAGGTATGCAGAAAGTTTCACACACTATTTCTGGTAGTACCCAAACCTATTATGTTCCCTATAAAAACTATTTAGAAGAAAGACTTATTACATGGGTTACAGATGATTCACTTGATGTACAAATGGAAATTGGGGATGCTACCACACCTGAAAACACTGGGGGTGCTCTTTCCACGGGGGGTGGTGTTTATAGGGTAGCGGTACAACAATTTCAATTTACCCAAACTCCCGGATTAGAAGATAGGTGGGCATTTAATATAGCCTTTGTTGCGAAATTTAGGGTGGGAGTAAGTTTCTAAATGGCTATATCAGTTGCTAATCCAACCAGTGTCGTAAAACGACCAATTATATCTTATTGGAATGGAACTAAATGGAAAGATTTTGTTTCCTTTCGGGGTACAACAGAAACTAAACTAACCGCTACGTTAAATGAAGCTTTAGATACTAGTGAAACAGATATAACAGTTTCATCCAGTGCCGAATTTTATACTGGTCAACTAATTAAATTTGGTTCTACCTCGGACGATAGTGTGGCTAATACCGAAGAATTGGAAGTGGTTTCTATAACAGATACTACAACAATTGTGGTTGCTACTAGGGCATCTGCTCAGGCAGCAAATAGTGGGGCATCAATTTATGTTGCTGTCAGTGACGTTATCAAATGGGAATTGGTAGATGTTTTACATAGCCCTATGATGATGCGAACAACTTTAAATAACTCTTCTAAGGACCCTTTTTCTAATAGTGGTAGTAGTTCTAAAGGACCACATTCTGGGAAACTCGGGTCTTTTTCTCCTATAAAAGTTCGGGATGGGGATACCCACCACATATATTTTTATGGAATAGCTTATGAATCAAAAGATAGTTTTAAGATTGGCTGGGGTCAAGTATTGGAAATAACAGCACATGATTTTGTTCAAGAGCTAAAAGATAATACGGGAAATGGGAATAATTATTTATTAGATAATGATGCAAATTTATATGATGCTGTTGTACCCCATGGCACGGGGGCCGATAATTTAAATATCAAACAGGAGCTGTGGCAAACAACAGCTGACCCTCCTCAAGGGTACATAAAAAGTAGAAGTGGACTAATCAAATCTTTGGTTGCTGAGTACAGTCAAAATCTAACTACTCCCGGAGACGCTAACTCGGGAGACACAATAAGATTTACTGAATCCGTAGCGGCTCTGACGGATGCTAATAAACCTAATGAACCCTATAATCTAGGTAGTATGAGTTCCATTTTATCTCATATACAAAGTTTGGCCGTGGGGGAGCCACACACTGTTGGGACTACTACCGAAATAACACATGGTTATGATTATTATGTAGATGCTAACTGGGGGGATGCTACTGACACAACGGCTTCTACCCTGTCTACACATAAACCCACAGCATTTTTTAATTATTTTAAGCGAGGCACCCGACCATCTGCATCACCAGCAACTTATGGGCTAAGTATTCATTATCCTTCTCCAGATTCTACTTCAGATGGGGATTTCTCTAAAACTACTATGAAAGTACCTATGACGTACTATGATGTGTCTAGACCCAAAAATGAGGTTTTTACAGACGCTAGTGTGAAATATATAGAACAAACGACTCATGTGTCTAAAAACGATGAAGGAGAGATAATAACAGAAACATTAAAACATCCAGAGTCTGGTATCTTTGAACTTATTGCCATAAAAACTGCAGCAAATTTTGATGATTTTGTAGATTTATTAGAAGCCTCTGATAAAAAATTAGAAACTGGAACACCCGGTACTGGTAGTGCAGAATTTTTAAAAGCTAAAATTGCAGAAGTGAACGATTCAACTGCTGCTGATGGGACTGGAATAAGTGCAGGGGACACAAATATTACAGTAGACTCTTCAGATGCGTCGGGGTTTTATATAGGGCAATCTATTGAAATAGACAGTGAGGTAATGAAAGTTACTGCTGTAAATACCGGAGCTAATACGGTTACAGTAACAAGGGGAGCAAACCATCCTACAACAGGGGCATCAACTTCAGCTGCAGAGCATGATAATGATGCTGATATTTATGCCTTAGAAGTCTGCAGATTACAATGGACTTCACTTCAAGGAGGTACTGCTACAGTCGGTTCTGGTGCAACAGCCTATGTATTAATTTCTGAGGTTGATGAAAGAATTAGTGAAAACTCAACATATTGGGCTGAGGGTACCACATTTAAAGGGCAAACATCTTCCAGTGCTTCCTTTCAAATTAGGTCAAGACCAAGAACAGCTTATGAGGTAAGAAGAAGTTTATATATGTCTGAGGGAATTGAAAACCCGAATGTTATAAGAAAAAAAGTTTTTAGTAGATTAGAAAGAAAAACTGAAGATATCGTAAGGGCAAAAATTCAAACTTATGAAAGACCCTTCTTTTATTTTGATGATAGCCCAGCTAGTATAGATGCTACAAGTGGTTCATCACAAACAATTAATTTATCTGGTAGTGTAAATCCACAATCTTATGGTATAACGGCGGGTATGTTAGTTGTGAAATTAGATGCAAACAATGCCGCTACAAATATATATGGTTATATAACTTCTACAACGTCTGCTTTAGTAAAAGTTACTTGGGCTTATGGAACTGTTTCAGCTAGTGATACATTAAGATATTATGTTCCCGTTAGGGCGGGCGATTATATACATGTAAGAAATGATTTAGTTAATTTAGACCAAACTATGTTAGTTACTAAACTTGACCATAAAGATGAGGGGGGCGTTTTAGTCACCCGATTGGATACTGTTGGTGCAGTAACCCAAAAAGAAGGGGGTGGGGCTAAACGTCGGGCTAGTGTGGACACGGCAGAAATGTTTCTTGAAGAAGAACAAGCAGCCGGACAGAGACAAAGAGATGCTATGGCCCTTAGTAAGCAGACAATAACTATAGATAGCACCTTTTCAGCATCTAATGAATCTACAGTAGCTTGGACAGCTGGGACCATCTATATAGGTACTAAAGAATATCCTATTGCAGCCGGTAATACGGGTACAATGGCTACCCAAGCTGGTCCCTATACTCTATATTATGAAATAGGTAACTCAACTTTTCAAATAAAAACCCTTTCTGCTTATGAGACAGTTTCAAAATATAGTCCTTTCCATGTAAGACTGGGGACAACTGAATATGATATTCCTTCTGCAAGTTGGAGATTGGCAAATAATGTACAAGGTGCTAATGCAACAAAAATTAAAGCTGAATCTTTATTAAAAGGTCAATCTCTTCCTGCCTCATTATTACAAAAGGGAAACCAACAATCATCATCAAATTTAAGTTTTGAACCTACTGGCACTTCTGGTGAATATAATAAGATAAAATTTGGACAGAAGGGTTCTGTAGGTAGTGATGCTACAATTTCATACGCAGATAATACAACTGAAACGGTTGTCCATAGTGCCACAGCTACAGCTAGTTTGGGGAATAGCTCTTCGGTTTCTGGGGGTAAGGTTACTCTAGCTGCCGGAGCCAATTATATATATAAAGAGGTTGGAAAACCTGAACTTACTACAATGAGAGTAGCAAATGATTCTACTTCTGAACAAACTTTTGAAGTAACTTCTACTTCTAATATGTATGTTGGACAAATGTTACAAATTTCGGAAGAGAATTTAACTGTTGCTAGTATTACAGATGGTGACACTGTTGAATTAAATAGGGGACAAAATAGTACTTCAGCACAAACGCAAGCTTTAAATAATGCTGCGGGTAATCCCGTAAAAATATATGCAGTAAATACTGAAAACAAAATCCTAAAAATATCCGCAACTTATTCGGACGTATATCAAGATGACCGAATGTTGTTGGCTACAGTTATAGTTCCAAGTTCAGATGATGGTTCGGATTCCCCATCTATCTTTCCATTTACAGGTAATGAATCAACCATTTCATCGGAATCTATTGCGGGTGGGGGTGTTAAAGCAGGTAATATACAAGCTAATTCAATTACAGCAGCTAAACTTGAAGCTAACTTAGTATTGGCTAGCAATATCAAAACTAGTGCTACAGTTAATGATGGTAGTGGCACAGACCAAGCAGGGTTGCTTATAAATAATTCAGGAATCTATGGTTATGATGCTGGAGGAACTGCACAAGTTAGTATATCAGCTACGACTGGAAGAGTTGTAGGGGGAGGCGGGTCGGTTGATATAAGTTCTGAGGGAGTTCGGATTACAGATGATACTGACGATATAACAGAAACTTCTTATCTAACCTTTGGGGGCTCAAATAAAAGTACTGCATCTGGAACAACACTTGCTGAAGCTTTAGATACAAGCGAAGATGGAGTTGATGTGGCGGATGGTACTAAATTTAGGGTGGGTCATGCAATTCTTATTGATAGTGAACAAATGCTTGTCTTATCTATTGCTTCCAACACCCTTACAGTTACTCGTGAATATGCTAGTACAAGTGCAGCTACTCACACCAGTTCTACAGCTATAAGTATTATGGGACAAGTTACATCGTATATGACAGTTTGGGATGCGGGTTCAGGAGCAACTCCAAGTATGTACTTCTTAACAACTACACAGGAAGCAGGTAGTGGTTCAGGCTTTAACACAAGTAATGCCCACAATTTAATTATAGGTGCGGGTGCGGCAAACAAAACCATGTTTGTGTTGCCTTCGTATACTGTAGACCTTGGGAATGACGGTGTGGTTTTAGGTAGTTCAACGCATGAATATTGGGCTGTTTATTCAGCCTTACTTTTGGGTCAAGCTGGTTCAGCGGCAAGTCCTTCCTTCTCTTTTAATGGAGATTTAGATACTGGGATGTATCGGTCGGGTGCTAACTATTTAGCTTTTGCTACAGGAGGTGCCCTTAGAGGTAGATTTTATAGTGGTGGGCTTATATTAGATACTATGGGAATTACTTCAGGTACGGATGTAATTGTTGATGGTTCTAACGTAGTACAGAAGAAGTCATCATCTAAAAGATATAAAAGAAATATAGTTGATATAGCATTAGATTCAAACAAAGTATATGACTTAAGACCTGTAGACTTTGAGTGGAATGAAAAATCTGCTACAGACGGCAAAAAAGACATTGGATTGATAGCAGAAGAAGTAGCAGAAATCCTTCCTCAGATAGTAAATTATAATAACGACAAGACACCAGAAAGTGTTTCTTATGATAAACTATCAGTAATATTATTAATGGAAATTAAAAAACTAAAAGAAGAAATAGAAAAACTAAAGGAGAATAAATAATGCCAGATATAACAGTATCTTTTACAGATGCCCAATGGACCAGAATGCAGGCTGCTGTTGGACACATTTTAGGCGTGGGGTCACAAGCAAGTGATTTAACTACAGATGTTTTAGAAACTCGATGGAAAAACGACATAATTTCCTCAGTAAAAGGCTATGAGCAAGAGCACGCAAGTCTCTCAGACTTCTAAAATCATACAGCATAGATATAATAACCCACATGATACACTTCAGCAGATAGGGGATACCTTTGATGTGTCTCGTCAGTATATCCATAAAGTATTGAAACAAAATAACATTCCTACTATTCGAGCGAAGAAGATGAAGAATGTTAGGCATTGTAAAATATGCGGCGAAATTAGTACAAAATTAGTTCATGATGGTTCCTGTCATTTCCAATATTACAACATCAAAGTTAACTGTATTTATTGTCGTATACCTTTTTATAGAAAACGAAGTCAGATAATACAAAAGTATAATAGGGGGTACAATAATATATATTGTTCTAATAGGTGTTATTACAGAGGCAAAAGGCATACCCTAAATACATAAAATGTGCTAGAATATAAGTACTGTAATAATTAATCCTATCGGATTTATAAACTAATAGATAAGACTTTGGAAATTGACGATAATTTAATATTACAGTGGGAACCTAAAATACAGAAAATGGTTTCAACTTCTTTTATTATAGGGCTTGATAAGGAAGATTTAGCCCAAGAATTAAGGATTGCTTTAGTAAAGGCGGCAAAAGCCTATGACGAAAGTCGGGGAGTTGTGTTCCACACATACCTACATACATCTCTAGTAAATACTATTAGAACACTAATAAGTAAGGCTCAACGCATACCCCTACAACGAAGTATGGATATGAATTATGAATGGTCTCAAGACAAGTTCTACATGATGCCCTATGCAATAGCTCGGGCTTTAATTTCCCCCGACACTGATGCAGAGGAGATGGAAGCTAATCTCTGGGTGGAATCACAAGGATTAGAACATAAAGAGAAGTTATTTTTACAGCTTAAATTAGAAGGAATGACAATGGAAGAAATAACAGAAGATTTAGGGGAATCTGCATACAAGGTTAGACAGTCTCTGCGGGGAAAGTTTAAAGTAGAATCAAATGAAATTGATAGTTCTGGATAAACTAAATTCTAAAGATTTATATACTCTATTTGGGTCTTTGTATAAAGAAAGGCATTCGGTTGATTATAAGGGAGTAGGGTTTATTGGTAACGAGATGCACAAATTAAAAAATAGTATTGAAGAATTTGGGTCTGCACACGTAGCTTGTGCTATACTTAATTGTATAAACAGGAATGATAGAACAGTATCTGTGCCTTATTTTACAGCAGGTATTCGTTATTATATGGTCCCAGATAATCCAGAAGTTTATTGGGCGATAAAACGATATGGTACATCTAAAATGAAAAAATTATGGCGTGAATATATGTTTTTAGACGCTGTGTGGTTACCAACATCAACAAAACGAAAACGACTTAGAGAAGTTATTAAAGAATTAAGGGAGTGGGCTTATGCCAAGACGGGTAAGACGACGAGGAAGACTAATACAAAAACCGAAAAACAACCTGAGTAAGGCAACCTTTCGGGTTATCGCTTCTATTACAAATGGAGACATTTGGACAGAGGGTGAATATACGACTTTTGATGCTGCTAAAAAGGCAGTTGACAGCTATAACACCCCTACAGTAGACTATTTAATATATTCTGATAAAAATAGAGTCTTATATACGAAAAAAGGAGCGTAAATGTCTAATTTTGAATACACCGAATCAGCACTAGTTTTCGGACTAGACAATAAAACTAACTTACGTTCCTTCAAATATGTCGAAAAAGATTTTGCTAGACATGGGGATGCCTATAAATTTGTATTACATCATTTTGACAAATACGGAGAGTTTGCTTCTCCGGAAGTATTAGTAGAAAATTTTCCTACGTTGGATAAAACAGCACAATCAGTTAATTTTGAATATGCTGTAGAAATTTTTAAGGACCAAGTGTTACAAAGAGCAGTTGTATCAACAGTTCAAAATCAACGAGAAATGGTCAAAGAAAATCCTAAAAAAGCTTTGGCTAATTTAATGGTTGGGCTTACAGATATAGAAATCGTATATGATGAAGACGTTCAACCATATGATAGTGGTAATTTAGTTCGACTAGATGAGTGGAAACAAAGAACTAAGAAACGCCAAATGGGAGATGGACTAATGGGAGTACCTACTAGTTTCAAGTCAATTAATTCTAGTGGTGTTGGATGGATGCCCGGTGAATTGATTGCTATGTTTGCCAGACCCACTATTGGAAAAACTTGGATGTGTGTACATGCGGCGGCTACAGCAGTAAATCATGGTATTAGAACCTTGTTAGTCTCTACCGAGATGCCAAGCGTGGCTATTAATATGAGGCTGGATGTAGTTTTAGCTAAGATGAAAGGTTATAATCTATCACATAGAGCTCTACGACATGGAGAATCTATGGATGAACAGGAATATAGTAAGTTTCTCGAAGAATCGAATGCACAATCACTGTTGATATGTGACCATATTTCTGGGCAGATGGGTATTTCAATTGAAGCTATAGCCGGATTAGTTAGGAAGCACAATCCTGAATTTGTAGTTATTGATGGGGTATACCTTATTTCCACAGCGGACTCTAAAAAAGCAGCTTGGGAGCAATCCCATGCATTATTTTATGGATTCAAGAACTTGGCAACCTCAACAAACACTCCCATAATGGTGTCTACACAGGCAACACGGGATGCAGCCAATATGTTCACTCCACCGAGGGCAGACCAAGTGGCTTTTGGAGATGCCTTGATAAGAGCTGCGGACGTAGCACTAGCTATGTGTGCTTTAGAAAACGAAGATGATAAGAGATTAGTACAGTTTCAAAAATATCGGGATGGTGAATTAGCCAAGGACCTAACGATAATGCAGTGGGCTGTAAATAATGGAAATATAGAAGAGTTACCCGATTATGAATGGGAAGACTTTTAAATAACAGGAGGTTATTATGGGAATATTAAATTGGTTCACAAGCAGTAATGGTGATGACGACAGTCATATTGTTGTAAAATCTGCAAGAAGTAAGGGATATGGTAGACCAATTATTGATATCACAGTAGGCGATATAAGAAAAGGTATCGTGGCAGATGAAGACGGATATCGTAATGAAGTAGTCTTATTCTTACGGAAAAATAAAAAGGACAGATAATGATAGATTGGTACTCCGTACTCACTAAATATGGAATTACGGTACCAAACCAAGAACAATTTATAATTCATTGCCCCTTTCATGAGGATAGGAGAGAGTCCTGTTCAATAAATTTAGAGAAGGGGGTATGGATTTGTTTTGCTGGGTGTGGACAAGGC